ATTTGACCTGTGAGGTACTTCTTATCGGGGTGCCAAGGTACCTGTTGAGTATCAAGGATGCCATCAGCAATAACAATGAGTATGCAAGTCATATCAAGGAGAATGTGCTGAACGCAAGTTTGGTTATTTGGGATGATATTGCTACAAAGGGTATGACGGAGTTTGAAACGGAGAATGTTTTAAGCGTGATAGATGCCAGAATAAATATGGGCAAAGCAAACATTTTCACTTCAAACATTACACCAGAGGAATTGCCCTTGTATGTGGGGGACAGGTTGGCAAGCAGGATTATCGGGAAGTCCACTCCTGTAAAGTTCACAGGAAAAGATAAGAGAGTATTAGGGAGAGTTGATGGTACAGTTACAGGTTCTTAACAGAATACTTGATGAAAAAGACTCGTCAATTTTCACTCTCAATAATTTTGATAGTTCTTATTTTAGTGATTACAAAGACGAGTTCAATTACATAAAAGACCACTACGATACCTACGGCGCAGTTCCAGATAAGGAAACCTTTGTATCGAAGTTCCAAGACTTTGATTTCATTTCAGTAAACGAGCCTACGAAGTATTTACTGGACGAACTGGTTGCAGACAGGAATAAGAGAAACCTAATCAAGACATTTAACAAGGTAAGGGATTGCCTTAACAATGACGATTTGGAAAATGCGTTAAAGGTATTTCGGGCTTCTGCGGAGAAACTGTCTGAAACTGTTTCCTTGGAGTCCGTGGATATTCTGAAAGACTTTTCCAGATATGACACTTACCTTGAAAGGTGTAATGACTTCAACAAATACTATGTTTCAACTGGTTTTAAGGAACTTGACGAGGTTTTAGGCGGTTGGGACAGGCAGGAAGAACTTGCCGTTATTATGGCAAGAACAAACCAAGGCAAGTCTTGGTTGCTTTTAAGGTGTGCGGTAGCAGGTGCCGAGCAGGGGTTGAATGTAGGTATTTATTCTGGCGAAATGTCAGAGAACAAGGTTGGGTACAGAATTGACACTTTGATTTCCCACCTTTCAAACTCTTGTTTAATTCACGGAAACTCTGCAATCCAGAATGACTATAAGCGGTATATTGAGGGGTTGCAACAGGGGAAGATTAAAGGCTCCATTAAAGTATTAACACCTTCGTAGATAAACGGTCCGGCAGGTGTTACGGCATTGAGGGCTTTTATCGAAAAAGAAAATCTGGATATGCTCTGTGTTGACCAACACTCCCTGTTGGAAGATGACAGGAAAGCGAAGAACCCTGTGGAGAGGGCTTCAAACATTTCAAAGGATTTGAAGAACTTGCAGGTGTTGAAGAAGATACCGATTATCTCCGTTTCACAGCAGAACAGGGGTGACACCACCGATGGTATCACCACAATGAACATAGCGCAATCTGACAGAATTGGTCAAGACAGTACGGTTGTTCTTGCATTTGAACAGAAAGACGGAGTGCTAAATTTGCAGATTATCAAGGCGAGAGATGCAGGCGCAGGAAGTAAACTTCAATATGCGGTAAACTTTGACAAAGGCATTTTTGAGTTTATGCCCTCTGACAAAGATGCGTTGGGCGGTAAAGGTTCTGATGAGTTAAGAGATACATACGAAATTGACGATGGTGACCCATTTTGAAACTGATTATCAAAAACAGAGTAATTGACACTCCGATAGAAACCATACTGAAAAGGGTGCGGTCTGAAACGAGGTACTTGAAAGACATTATCAAGAAGAAAGAAGATGTCATTTGTACCTGCCCATTTCACAAAGATGGAAATGAGAGCAAACCTGCCTGTTTCGTTTATGACGATGACGGAAAACTGGTAAAGGGAACATTTCATTGTTTCGCCTGCGGAGAAAAAGGAAGTCTTGCAAAACTGGTAGGAAAGTGTTATAATAGAGATACAAGGTGGGGAGAACAATGGCTAATTGAAAATTTTTCTTCAACATTCGTGGAGCAGAAAGAATATCTGGAAGAAATCACATTGGAGAAGAAAGACACTTCCATTGACGAGTCCGTTCTTGAAACCTTTGAATATGACAACAAAGAAGCGTTAGAGTATTTAATCAACAAACGGCACTTGAATAAAGATATTGTTGATTTATTCCAAGTGGGGTATGACCCAGACACAACCGCTGTTACATTTCCCTGCCGAGATGAACACGGAAAACTGGTCGGCATTTTTAAGAGAAACATATACACAAAGTTTTTCACTATTCCGCAAATAGACCCAAAGCCTGTTTACCTGTTGGACTATGTGATAAGAAATGGGTATGACAAGGTGTATGTGGTGGAATCCCAGATAAACGCTTTGACTTTATGGGGTTGGGGGTTTCCTGCCGTAGCACTATTTGGAACTGGCTCAAACTACCAGTACAAGGTCTTGCAAAAAAGTGGTATCAGACAGTACATACTTGCCTTTGATGGAGACCTCGCAGGGTCGGTTGGAGCAAATAGGTTTGTAAACAATGTATTCGATGCGTTGATTACAAAGGTTGTCCTACCGCAAGGCAAAGATGTGAATGACCTAACAAAAGAAGAATTTTTAAGTTTAGGCGAAAATTATTGTTGACATACAACGAAAGTTGTGGTATAATAGAACAAACTATATGAGGGAGAATAATATGGCTACCAAAAAGGTACAGAATGAAAGTATTGAAACACTTAATCTTGACGATGTGTCGGCTCTGAAAAACCAACTCACTATCCTGTCCAAGAAGCAGACCGACCTTGAAGAGCAACTTTCGGGGGACAGTTTTGAACTGGAAGAGAAGAATGAGCGTATTGCTGACTTGGAGCAGGAGATTGAAGAACTCAACAAGACTATCTCTAACTTAAATGATGAGATTTCCCAGTTGAGGGAATCGTTCAGCGTGGTTGCTACGGAAAGAGATGATGCGAGATACCAGTTGTCGGAACTCACAGACAAGAATAATTCTGACGAACTCAATCTAAAAGAACTCAAAAATATGTTGAGCAACTATCAGAACCAGATTGAAAAGGATGACACACAACTCAAAGACTTTGCAAACAGGATTTCTGTTTACAGGTCGGCACTAATTCAGTTAGCAAAAGAAATTGGTTAAGGGGGTGTATAATGGCATATATTTCTTTTGACAACCTAAATGCGGTGACTCCGCAGACACAGCCGAGTGGTTCACAGGTGGGGTTTTTTACCCTTAAAGACGATGGGGACGAAGCCATTGTGCGCTTTATGCACGATGATACCGCTTCCTTTGAAATCCTTGGAACGCACCAGATTAAGTTGAACGGCAAGTTCAGACGGATTAACTGCATTCGCAATCCGCAAGACCCGATTAGTGCTTGTCCGTTCTGCGAGGGTGGGGAGAAACTGGAATATCGTTTCTACATTCATCTTCTCCAGTACACCAATAACCAAGACGGAACTGTTAGTGTTGAGCCGAAAGTTTGGGAGCGTTCCATTTCTTACGCAAACAAGATGCGTGAGTACATTATGAACTACGGTCCTATGTCCGATGTGATTTGCAAAATCGTCAGACACGGCAGGGCAGGTGATATGAAGACCGAGTTTGAGATTATTCCAAATCTCAACAAGCAGATTTACCGTGATGACATTTTCGTAAAGAAGCCCGAACTGTTTGATGGTTACAAGGCACTCGGCAGGGTTGTTCTTGACAGGAACGCAGATGACATTAAGGTTTATCTTAATACTGGCAATTTCCCGATGAAAGAACAGGCAAGTAAGCCCGAAGAGAAAAAGGTTGAGCAGAAGCCTGTGTGGGATAACCCACAGCCTGCCAGAACCGTCCAGAACCCTGTGTGGGGTCAGCAGACTACCAACAATGCTTGGTCTGTCAACAGCGGAGCAACAGTACAAAGACCTACAAGATATTGAGGTAAAATATGACATCCTTATGGGGTGAAGAGTTTAATGTTCCTGCCGATAACACGAAGAAGTTATTGGAAAAGGTAAACTCCAAGAAGGAAGTAAAGGTAGAGTCGGCTATCAAGTCTAAAAAACTTTCTATTACAGAAAAAATGGACTTGATAGCCGATAATGTCCATAGAATACTTGGGGTATATGAACAGAATACAACTGTAATCAAGACAAAGGAAGACTTTGTTGCATACATAGATTCCGCAATAGTGAACGGCTCTATTGCCATTGACACGGAAACTAACAGGAGCCTTGACCCATTGACCTGTAAACTGGTCGGGCTGTGTATTTACACACCGAGCCAGAAGAACGCTTATGTTCCGATAAACCATACTGATATGAATGGGAACAGGCTTGAATGGCAATGCACAGAAGCAGATGTAGTGGAGCAACTTTCAAGGGTTGACAACCTTGACACTATCTATCACAACGGCAAGTTCGATTTGCAGGTAATCACTTGCACCTGTGGGTTTACCCCAAGAGTGTATTGGGATACGATGATAGGCGCAAGACTTCTGGACGAGAACGAGAGAGCAGGGCTTAAACAGCAGTACATTTCAAAGATAGACCCATCTATCGAAAAGTATTCTATCGAACACTTGTTTGAGGGGGTTGACTATGAACTGTTTGAGCCAGAACTGTTTGCTCTGTACTCCGCAACAGATGCCTTTATGACCTACAAATTGTATGAGTGGCAAAGGCGGTTGTTTGAACTCCCAGAGAATGCAAACCTATTCAACCTGTTTATGACGGTGGAAATGCCTGTAATGAAAGTTGCTTCTGATATGGAGATGGCAGGTGTTTGCATTGACGAGGAATACGCAAACAGGCTGTCGGAGAAGTACAAGAAAAGGCTTGCAGAAATCTCAAAAGGTATTGCGGTAGAATTAGATAAGTATAAACCAGTTATAGAAGAATGGTCGAAGACAGACAAGGCAAATTACAAGACAACAGGGAAATCAAAACTGGAACAGTTGGAAGACCCAATAAATGTTGAAAGCCCGACACAGTTGGCAATTCTCCTGTATGATATTCTGAATATAGAACCGATAGATAAAGAGAAGCCGAGGGGGACAGGAGAAGAAATCCTGTCAAACATTGACCTGCCGATTTGTAAGTACATCTTGCAAAAGAGGGGTGTTCTCAAATTACTTAATACTTATATAGATAAACTCCCGAAATGTGTATCACCTGTTGACCACAGGCTCCACGCACACTTCAACCAACTTGGGGCAGATACAGGGCGGTTCAGTTCGTCAGACCCGAACTTGCAGAATATACCGAGCCACGAAGATGCTATTAGAATGATGTTTTGTGCTTCTGACGGTTATGTAATGGTAGGCTCTGACTTCTCACAGCAGGAGCCACGGCTACTCGCTTGGTACTCGCAAGACGAGAATATGATAAACGCATACAAGAACGGCAAGGACTTGTACGCAACTATTGCTTCTGACATTTACCATAACAAGTATGAAGACAATCTGGAACATTACCCAGACGGTTCCATTTACAAAGACGGTAAGGAAAGACGAACATCAGTTAAGAGCCTAATGCTTGGTCTTATGTATGGAATGGGTGTTGCTTCACTTGCAGAATCCATACACAAGCCGATAGCGGAAGCGCAGGACATTACTGACAGGTTCTTCGACAGTTACCCGAAAGTCAAGAAGTGGATTGAGGAATCACAGAATTTTGCGAAGAAGACAGGTTATGTAGAGGACATTTGGGGAAGACGGAGAAGGCTGAAAGATGTAATGCTCCCAAGGTATGTTGTGGAATCTTCCGTTTCTTCAAAGAACTTTAACCCTTTGTTTGGCTCGTCTGGAATAAACCCGAACTCAAACAACAAACTGGTTGTCAAATATGAAGACCTGTTAAAGAAGTCGAAGTCCAAGAAAGAGGTTGACCAGATTAGGTCGATGGCAAGCAAAGACGGAATAACCATAAAAGACAATGGTGGTTTTATTGCTCGTGCGGAAAGACAATGCGCCAACGCAAGAATCCAAGGGGGTGCAGCCACTATGTCTAAAAAGGCTATGATATTAGTGAACAATGACGAAGTGCTTAACTCCATCGGGTTTAGACTTCTGATAGCCGTTCACGATGAACTTATCGGGGAATGCCCAGTTGAGAGTGCGGAAATTGCGAAAGAAAGGTTGAGTACCTTAATGAAACAATCCGCTTTCCCAGAGTGCAAAATGCCAATGAAGTGTGATGCTGATACTTTTGTTCATTGGTATGAAGATGTTGTAACCGCCAAGGTCAAAGACGAGTATGACAAACTGGTTAATAGTGGAGCAACAAGAGAAGAAGCACTCAAAAAGATTAGGGAAGACAGGGAAGAACTTAAAGAATCACAGATAATTGAGATGATTTCCTGTTGACAAATGAGTTAAAATATGGTATAATACGCAATGTAAATAAGTATTGGGGGAATGATATGGTACTTAACTTAAAGGAATTCAAAGATATTTGCTCAAAGATTTTATTCGCAATCGACAGTTCAGACGGTTCACAACTTACCGATACTCTGTCTATTGTAGTGGAAGACGGAGTTCTTCATTTGAGCGCAACAAACAGAGAATACTACACCAGTATTAAAATGAATGTAGGAGATGTCGGGGAGTTCAAGGCTTCCGTAAATGCAGGAATGTTCCTTAAACTGGTTTCCTCTCTGACTTCTGACACTATCGAACTTGACATTTTTGAAACTTATCTCAAAGTGAAGTCTAACGGCACTTTCAAACTTCCGCTGATATTCAACGGAGAGAGCCTGCTTGAACTTCCAGAAATCACTATTGAGAATAAGACACAGGAGTTCAATATCAAGACGGAGAACCTGCTTGACATTCTCAACTACAACTCCAAGGAAGTTACGAAGAAGACACGCTATCCTGTGCAGAAACTTTACTACCTCGACCAGAACGGCTGTATCACTTTTACAACTGGTGCCTGTGTGAACAAGTTTGAACTTGAAGGAACTGTCAGTATTCTCCTTACACCCAAGGTTGTTAAACTTTTCAAACTGTTCAGTTCTGATACTGTTCTGTTTGAACTTGGCTATGACGATATTGGTGACGGAATCATCCAGACCAAGGTTAGGTTCTCAAATGATAGTGTGAATGTTTCCGCAATTCTTCCGTCCGATGAATCTCTTATCAAGAGTGTTCCTGCGGAGTTGATTAGGAAGACCGCATTTAATCAGTATGACTACTCTGTTGACATTAACAAAGACCTTATTCTCAACTCTATCAAGAGATTCCTTATCTTTACAAATGACCCTGCGAGATGCGCTGTGTCTATGAGTTTTGACAACACAGGTCTTACAATTACTGACGAAGCAGGAAACAGCGAGTTCATCAAGTACGGAACGGAAGTTGAGCAGGAGTTTGAGTACACCGCAAAACTGTTTGCGGAAGATTTAAGGCTGACCCTTGAATCTGTGACCGAAGCATTTGTGGTTGTGAACTTCGGTAATCACAAGGCTGTTGTTATCAACAAGGGAAACATCTACAATGTAATCCCAGAGGTTGTCCAGAACTAATGTTACGAGAAGATATTAAACGGTGTCTTAAAAATACTGTTGCCCCTATGACACTTACCGAGTTTGCACATTTATTTGTCAATGAGGTAAGTGCCATAGAGGACTTCTACAACCTGTGCCAGAATAAAGATACAGGGAAGAACATTTCGCTCCTGTTTAACCCACACAGGCTCAACACAAAGACAGACCATTCTGACGAAAGAAACTCCGTTTCGTTAAGTATATACGAGTCCATAAAAGATAAGGGGAGTGATATATACACGGAGAAGATTGACGGAATGGCTCGGCTGTTTCTGTATAATCTTGAAAACAATGTTAATGATGCTTTTTACAGAACAGTTGACAGGGGCTTTAACGGAGTGGCGAAAGTAGCAGAGTTCCCACCTTTTGTGGCAAGACAAATCTACTTGAAATACACAGGAATGGAAAAGAGAAGTATTCTTGACCCCTGTGCAGGTTGGGGTGGCAGGATGATTGGTGCTTCCAGTATTCCCAACACAAGATATGTTGCCTGTGAGCCGTGTACGGAAACCTATAACGGTCTTGTCAAACTGGGCGAGTGGCTGAAAAGTTTACAGCCTACTTTCGATTTTGAAATCCACCACATTCCTTATGAGGAATTTGAAACTGACGAGAAGTTTGATATTGCTTTAACTTCTCCACCCTATTTCTCCACGGAGCATTATTCAGACGAGGAAACAGACTCCGCACATAAGTTTCCGCAGTATGACCTGTGGGTAGAGGGCTTCTACACTCCTTTAATTGTGAACACGCTTGACAGGCTGAAAGAAAACTGTGTGTTCGTTCTGAACATCGGGGATAGGCGGTACCCTCTCACAGAATCTATGAAGAAGATTTGTAAGGACAATAACATTTTTGTTGACAGGGAATACAACTACTTAAAGAACATAAACGAAGACGGAGAGAAGTTTTACTGCCTGTATAAATCAAAGAAAGAATACGCAAGCACAATATGCGAAGCAACGAAACTCTGGTAAATAATTATGAAATAATTGAGGGGGATTCTTTGGAATCCCTTAAAGGTCTTCCAGACAATTCGGTAGATTGTTGCATAACCTCTCCACCTTATTATGGGCTACGAGATTACGGAACTGGAACTTGGGTTGGTGGTGACCCTACTTGCCCACACAAACGGCTGAACAAAATATCAAGCAAAAACATAACTGGTCAGAAGAGGGAAGAAGTCGGGGCAGGTGTTTGTGATGCCATTTATAAAACTGTATGCCCATTATGCGGAGCAGTAAGAGAAGACAGGCAAATCGGGCTTGAAGAAACACCAGAGGAATACATCGAAAAACTGGTTGCCGTATTTAGAGAAGTAAAGAGAGTTCTTAAAGAAGACGGAACCCTCTGGGTAAATATCGGGGATAGTTACATTATGACAAAGCCCGATAATGAGTATAAACTGAAAGACCTTATCGGTATTCCGTGGATGCTTGCTTTTGCATTGAGGAAAGACGGTTGGTATCTTCGGCAAGACATTATTTGGAGCAAGCCAAATTCAATGCCCGAAGCGGTTAAGGACAGGTGTACGAAAGCGCACGAATATATCTTCCTGCTTTCAAAGAAACAGAACTACTATTTCGATTATGAAGCAATAGAGGAACCTGTGTTCGATAATGGGCTGTACGATACAAGGCACAAAAGAGATGTATGGACGGTTTCTACGAAGCCCTATAAGGAAGCACATTTCGCCACATTTCCAGAAGAACTCATTGAGCCTATGATTTTGGCAGGTTGTCCTGTTGGCGGTACAATTCTTGACCCATTCAGCGGAAGCGGAACAACAGGTGAAGTTGCATTAAAGCACAAGAGGAAGTACATAGGAATAGAACTAAATCATAAGTATGTCCTTTTGAGCATTAAGAGAATTGAGGAAAGCCTTGGTAATGTTGTGGAAACTGACGAGGAAGAAATCAAGGTAATCGGAAGAAGTGAGTTGTGGTAAATGGCTACTAACTACGGAAAGAAATTTGAACAGCAGGTAAAGACGGACTTGGAGAGGTGTTTTCCAGATTCGTTTTTACTGCGCTTACCAGATTAGCAATCTGGGTATTATGGAACTTCATAGAACATTTGCGATTTCATCCTTTTTACTGACGGAAAGTTATTCCTGTTGGAGTGCAAATCACATAAGGGGAACACTTTTCCGTTCAGCAATTTAACCCAGTTTGGGAAATTATCTAAATATAAAGACTTGACAAATGTGTACGCAGGTGTTATAATATGGTTTGTGGAACACGATGAAGTTGTATATGTACCAATATAGACAGCAATAGAGATGGCAGAAGCAGGGAAGAAGTCAATAAACATAAAAGAAATTGATGATTTCAAGATTGTGAAGTTGCCATCCACGAAGAAAAGAACATTTTTAGAAACAGACTATAAGCCGATATGTTAGTGTTGAAACTGATAACCAGTAAAAAAGACAGGGAGATAGAGAAAAGGCTTATAGAAGAAAACCATTCTTATGTTCCGTCCGTCAACAGCGTTGGCAGGAGAATAGATTGGTTGATATATCTTGACGAAGAACTAATTGGAATGATAGGTATAGGTTCTTCTACATACCCACCGTGTAAAGATATTCTTACCAGATTAGGGGTTGACAAAGGTGGGTATAGAAAAATCTTCAATAATTTAGCAAATAACTGGAAGTTTTGCTTAATGAAGCACATCCCGAATATCGGTACGCAGATACTTAAAGAACTCCGCAGGGAGAGCCAGAAGTAGTGGTATCTAAAATACGGAGATGAATTGAAGTATTTGATTACCTTTGTTGGCGGTGGGAATAATGGTGCGGTGTATAAAGCAGATAATTGGGAACATATCGGCTATACCGCAGGACTTCCAGAACACAAGTCCTCTTCAATGAGGTGGGATTCGTCTGAAAGTCTGAAAAAGAAGTTTGTCAAGCCGACAGGTGAAAATAGAAAAATGATATTCTTTAAGGAATTAAAGAAGTATAAACCAATAAAGACAGAAGAAGTTGTGAAGTTATGGTAAGGAGAAGTATGAAAATTCAGAAAGAGAATGGAGAAGAAAAGGATATTTATTTTGAAAACTATCTGTATAGAAAATTGACAGAAGCAAACCTTAACAGGGTAACGAGAGGACACGATACATCTGGTTATGCTATTGTTTCCGCTTCCAGAAGTGAAGACAATATGAGGGCAGAAGTCAACCCAGATTTTAACCCAGAATAGGTTAAGGACGAGAACAACAAGAGAACAAGAAAACTTGCATAGGAAATCAAAAGCCTTGGGTACAGTTACATTCCTGTTCTCGGCGGTTATCAAGAAGAAAATGCGAAAGAGCCTTCTCTTGAAAAGTCCTTTGTTGTGTACCCCTATAATGTGAGAAAGGGAACCAGTACGGACTTTGAAACCTTTTCCAATGATATGCTACAACTCGGCAAGGAGTACAATCAAGATTCCATTTTGATTAAAGCCCCGAATGAGAAAGCGAAGTATGTTCTTTGTTCAACAGGCGAAACTGATTTTGAGTTTGACGGAATTACACTTAATGATGTTGCACAGCAGTATTTCACAGCGTTGAAGAAGTGGCATCCAGATAAGAAGTATAAGCACCCATTCCAAGGAAAACCGCAGAGATATACTCTTGAAGGACTTTATGCGCCTGTTGGTGGTTCCATTATGGAGTGCCATAGAAGAACATCAAGTGATGAACTTTTCTTTAATCCGTATGACAAGGAAGAAGACTAATAATTATGTTCAAAAGACAGGCATTGGAGTTTAATCTGTCATATATGAAATACCCATTTGTTCAAGAAATCGTGAACCTGTGGGATGTTTTTGCTGACGATGAAGTTGAGCAAAACTCCGAAAATGTCAACCTGCACGAAGCATCAAGGAGTATCGTAGGGTCAATGGAGTTGGGGTCTGGAAAGAAGTTTGGTTTCCAATACATTGAAAACCCAACTCCGACCCACTCCGTAAAAGATGACAAGTTTGTTTTGTGTTGCGTTAGCGGTGGAAAAGACAGTTTGGCTACCGTCCTGCACTATCTGGAAAACGGCTACAATGTCCACCTTTATACATTGAAAGGTATCAACAGGGGGTATCCAGAGGAATACAAATCCGCTGTGAATTGGGCTAATGCTCTTAATCTCCCGATTTATGTTGACACCATTAAGATTAGCGGTAAGAAGTATTGGGTGGAGCATCCTCTGAAAAACCAACTAATTGCAACGCTTGCCCTTGCATATTGTTTAGATAACAACTTACCTGCAACTGTGGCTTTCGGGGATTACCAAGACGAAACAGCAGACAAGAGTAATTTCGGAGTAAACTGGACAGACAACATAAACCTATGGGAAGCCTACAATGATTTCCTTAAAGGTTTTGTAGAAGCCAGAGCAGAGATACCGCTTGAAAAGGAACTTGTCGGTCTTGAACTGATAGACAAAAATGCAAACCTGCTCCCTCTAATTCAGAGTTGTCTTATGACCGTTAGGGACAGGGAGAGTTTGCGCCAGAAGAATCAGAACAAGTATGGGTTGAAGATACTTCCAAACAGGTGCGGTTCCTGTTACAAATGTTGCCTTGAATACATCTATTTCTGTGACCATAAGAAACTGGAATATAACGAGGACTTTTATAAGCATTGTCTGGAAATCTTGAAGAAGAAGTACGCTGATTATACAGGACCTCTTATGAGCAGGAAGTTCAAAAATCTCCGTGAAGTTTATGATGCCTACTTTGAGGGGGAAACGAGAAGCGCATACTTTGACGGAGTTGGCAATTTAGATAACAACTATATTAAAGTAGAAGAGAAGAAAGATGATACCACCTATGAATTGTGGTAAGATATGGAGAGAGAATGACACAGGAAGAATTGAACACTATTTATGAAAACCTCGACAAAGATGTGAGTTATGCAGAGGAAATTGCAATTAAGACGGTTGAAGCAAGTACGGCTCCACTTGACGAACTTATGCTGACTATCTATAATGAGATTGTCTGTCAAGAAGAACCTGCTACAAGTTCCATTGAAAAGTATTTCCTCGCACTTTCCAACTGCCTGTATTTCCTCGGAGATAAACTGGAAAAGGTTGGTATCTACGATGACATCAGTAAGGCAAAGGTCAAGGAGAAATATAACAACGCATATCTTTCCTATGTAAATCCTGTTGACGGAAAGAAGAGAACAGTAGCGGAAGCGCAGACTTCTGCCGAGAACGAGTCAATTACGGAATATCT